AGGATTACCTTCTTCATCTGGAGTCAGCGGTGGTAGTGGAATCGTTGTAGTGAGGTATAAATTTCAAAATTAATTATGGCACACTTTGCAAAAATATCAGAAGAGAATATAGTTTTAACAGTCAACGCTGTTGATAATGGTAATGCAGCTTCAGAAGAAAAAGGACAAGCTTTTTTAGAAAGAGTTCATGGTTGGCCAGAACATCTTTGGATTCAAACTTCTTACAATACAATAGCTAACACACATACTTTAGGTGGAACTCCATTTAGAGGAAACTACGCAGGTATAGGATATACTTGGGATCCTGAAAATCAAATATTTTGGGAACCACAACCATACGCATCTTGGACAAAAGATATAGCTAGTGCTTCATGGGTAGCTCCTATAACAAAACCTGCTTTAACAGAAGAACAACAAACACAAAACGATGTCGATGCAACTCATCTTTGGGTATATGAATGGGATGAAGCTGCGTATCAATCTGACAATACAACTGGTTGGACATTGACAAATAAAGACGCGTAGTATATAAGGCCTATAAACATATATAGGTATGCAAAAGAAAGTATTAAGTGAACAAGCGATATATTTAGGCGATGTTAAAATGCCTAAAGGTTATGAAATAGATCCTTTTATATTATCTAAATCTATTTTTGAAAGCACGTACACTCAAACAGAAGCACCGTTTAACGAAGAATGGGATAGGTTAAATAAATACATTATAGAACATTTACGTATAAAACATAACTTAAGACTATATAATGAAAAAACTTGGGGAACCATGTATTTGCCTGATGAAAAAACTAATCCTTTACGAGAAACTGATCTTAACGATTTAAAAAATTCTCCTGATTTTGTTTGTTTATATGGAATTAATGCAGCAGATGTAATGGTTAGAATCTATTATGATGATAATAGAAGACAAGCAAAAAGTTGGGATATACCATTAACCCATGGTCAGTTTATAATGTTTCCAGCAAACAATTTATATCACATAGAAAACAATCAAAAAAAATTATTAAATTTTATACAAACTATAACATATGTATATCTCTAAAAAAAATTATATGTTAGTAAATTTACCTTACATAAAAAAAGACATAGCACATTTTAAAAAATATGCAGACCTAGCTCACAAACGTTTTGAACACAGGTATGGTAAACAACCTACTACAAACTTATATAACCAATACAATTCTATGACTTTGTTAGTAGGATCTGTAAAATATTATAAAATGTTTAAAGACATTTTTAAAATTATTAGAAAATATGCTAATACTAAAAAGCCATTATGGCTACAATCATGGTTAAATATTCACGATGAACAACAGTTATTAACGTGGCATAATCATGGTGATTCTTTGTTTCATGGTTATGTTTCAATCGACCCTAAAAATACCGAAACAGTTTTTAAAGATTATACTATAAAAAATAAAATAGGTAATGTTTATATAGGACCATCAGCAAGTTATCACAAAGTGGTATGTAAGAAAAAATTTAAAGACAAAAGAATTACAATAGCTTTTGATGTTGTTGATGAAAAAAGTATTAAACATACATACAATAAATATGGAGAGGTGAATATAAACTCAGGTTTTATTCCGATATACTAATGAATCTAGAAAATTATTATTGGGCTTTTGAATCAGCTATACCTCCAAGACTTTGCGATCATATAATTCAACATGGTTTATCAAAAACAGAATCGATGGCAAAAACAGGTGAGTTTAAAGGTAATAGAGAATTATCTAAAGATGATATTAGAGATTTAAAACTTAAAAGAAATTCTAACATTACATGGTTAGATGATTTATGGATATATAAAGAGTTACATCCTTTTATTGATAAAGCTAATAAGAACGCAGGGTGGAACTTTGATTGGGATTTTTCTGAACAATGTCAATTTACAAAATATAAACTTAATCAATACTATGACTGGCATTGTGACAGTTGGAATAAACCATATGAAGAAGGAAATACTAAAGGTAAGATAAGAAAGTTGTCTATGACTCTTCAATTAACAGATGGGTCTGAGTATGAGGGTGGTGAATTAGAATTTGATTTTAGACAATATGATCCACCAAGAAGAGATGAGGCATTACATTTAAAACGAGCAAAAGAAATTTTACCTAAAGGATCTATTATTGTATTTCCCTCATTTGTGTGGCATAGAGTTAAACCAGTAACGAAAGGAGTAAGATATTCATTGGTAATGTGGAACCTTGGATATCCATTTAAATAATATGGACGTACATGAATTTTTTAAAACACCTATGTGGGTTGAAGATAAACCAGAGTTTGTTAAATCTTTAAACAAAGCTTCTGATAAATATATTAAAGAAGCTAAAAAAAGAAATAAAGATTACATACAAAAACATGGTGATTTTGGTTTGTCATACCACTCTACACCTCTTACACTAGATAATGATTTTATAGATTTAAGAAATTATGTAGGGCAAAAATCTTTTGATTTTTTAGATTGGTGTGGTTTTGATATGTCACGTTATCAAACCATGTTTCATGAAATGTGGGTACAAGAATTTTCTAAAAAAGGTGGTGGTCATCATTCTGCACATATGCATTGGAACCAACACGTATCAGGGTTTTATTTTTTAAAAGCTAGTGACAAAACATCTATGCCAGTATTTCACGAACCAAGAACAGGAGCACGTGCTACAAAGTTGTATACAAAAACTAAAGACTTAAGTTATGGTAGTGAACTTGTACATTTTAAAGTACAACCTGGAACATTAATAATATTTCCTGGATATGTAGAACATGAATTTACTGTAGATCATGGAATAGAACCATTTAGATTTATACATTGGAATATACAAGCTGTGCCAAAAATGATGGCAAAAGATGCATAAACATTCGTTTGTATATAATATAGTTGAAGACCATGTTAAAGTAGATGCTGAAACAAAAAAAGTAATTAAAGATATAGAGTTAACTAAAGACGTACTAAGACCTGAAATGAACTTAACTTCTTTTTACCAAAACAACGAAAGCTTAAATAATTTAATTATAAATAAATTAGGCATTGTATTTGAAAAATTAAATTTAGTTTTATCACATTGTTGGATTCAAAAATATTTAAAAAATAGTTATCATAGCGTTCACACACATAACCCTAGAGGCAAATCTTTTGTTTGGTTTATAGAAGGAAACAAAAATTCGTCACCTTTGTGTTTTTATGATGTGGGTTACCCATCAGTAGATATAAACAAAAATATTACATGTGAATTTGTTCCTGGTAAATTAATTATATTTCCTGGATTTATACCACATGAAGTAAGACCTAATAAAAATAACAATAGATTAATAGTAAGTGGAAATCTTAATGAGTTACAAAGTAATAGATAATTTTTTAAATAATCAATTTTACGAAAAACTTTCGTATGATTTAAAAGGAGAAAACCATCCTTGGTATTATACTAAAATAGATGTAGATTTAAAAAAAAGTATGAACAATGGTCTTTTTACTCATGTTTATTATGGTAACCATAAACCTCAGTCTGATTTATTTGATTCACACATAAGACCTATAACAGAAAGTTTAGATGTTGATGCTCTTATAATGGTAAGAGCAAATTGTGTTTTTAGAGATATTGATACTATAGAGACACCATACCATACTGACAATAATTGTTTATACTCTACTACAGCTATTTTATTTTTAACAACATGTAATGCAAAAACTATTTTAAAAATTAAAAACAAAGAAGTGTCTGTAGATAGTGTAGAGAATAGATTGTTATTGTTTGACAGTAAAATAGAACACAAGGTATTGTATCATACAGATGTTTGGAAAAGACATGTAATAAATTTTAATTTTATAAGGAACAAAAATGAATCTTACCCATAATTATAAAAAACACGATTTACCAAAAGATAGTTTTATACAGGGATGGTATATGCCTGAAAAAGTTTGTGATGATTTAGTTAATTATTTTAACAAAAACAGAGACAAAGCCACGCCAGGAACTAGTCTTTACGAAGGAGAAATAAAAGTAGATGAAAGTATTAAAAATTCTTTAGATCTTAATTTAGGAAATAATAATTTTGAACAAGGAGTTTTTGAATATAGATTTCACTTACAAGCAATTTTAGATTTGTATGTAAAAGAATATCCTGAAATAGAACGTCTTGAAAGATTTAATGTTGAAGATGTTAACATTCAATGGTATCCTAATAAAGGTGGTTTTAAAACATGGCACTACGAAAGAGGGGCGAAAGAAAATATGGAAAGAGTTTTAGTTTTTATGACTTATTTAAATAATGTAGAAGATGGAGGAACTCATTTTAAATATCAAGACATGACTACACCTGCAATAAAAGGTTTGACTATAATCTGGCCACCAGATTGGACTCACACACACAAAGGACAAATAAGTGATAATAAAAAAATAATAGCTACAGGATGGTTTAGATTTATATGAGTTTTAAAAAAAACAAATACACAATTATTCGCAATGCAATAGACAAAGACTTAGCAACGTTTGTTGCAAATTATTTTTTAATGAAGAAACAAGTTTTTGATACTTGTATTAAACACAGGTATATTTCGCCGTATGAAAATATGTTTGGTTTTTATGAAACTAAAACAGAACAAGTAGAGAATACATACTCTTGTTATTCTGACATAGCTATGGAAACTTTATTACTTAAATGTCAACCAGAAATGGAAAAAGCAACAGGACTAAAATTATATCCTGCTTATTCATATGCAAGAGCTTATAAAAAAGGTGATAGTCTTAAAAGACATACAGATAGATTTAGTTGTGAAATATCAACAACTATGAATTTAGGTGGCGATGATTGGCCAATATATTTAGAACCTTCTGGAAAGAAAGGTAAAAAAGGTGTGCGAGTAGATTTAAAACCAGGAGACATGTTAGTTTACAGAGGTTGTGAGCTAGAACATTGGAGAGAAAAATTTAAAGGTAAAGAATGTGTGCAAGTTTTTTTACACTACAATAACCGCAAAACATTAAATGCTAAAGATAACATGTTTGATACACGACCACACTTAGGATTACCTAACTGGTTTAGAAGATGATATCATTTAATTTTCCTATATTAAAAAACAAACTTAAAGAAAATTCTAAAATAAAAAAAGAATTACTAGAGTTAATAAATAAACAAAAGTCAGGTAAATTAGAACAAAATGATGAATATTTTACAGACAGCATTTCAAGAGTAGATTGGGATAAAAGACATGATACAGAAAGAGAGTGGGTTAAATTAGTTGGTCCTTATTTACAAAAACATTTTACAGAAGAAATAAAAAAAATAGGTTTATCTAAAGTGCAAATTTTTGAGTTATGGTTTCAACAATATGACAAAGGAGATACACACGGTTGGCATGTTCACGGACATAATTTTACTGGGGTATATTATCTAGAGTTCGGAAAAAATTCTCCAAGAACTCAGATAGTAGAACCATTGTCTTTAAAAATTATAGACGTAGATGTAAAACAAGGAGATGTTATTATATTTCCTAGTATGTTTATACACAGAGCACCACCTTCTAAAACAACAAAAAGAAAAACAATTGTTTCATTTAACTTTAGTGCTGATTATGTAGAAGATAATTTTTTGAAAGAAATAAGAAAACGTGAAAACATTAATAATTGATAATTTTTTAGAAGACCCTGACAAAATAAGAAAATTTGCTTTGTCTTTAGACTATAGAAAAAGAAATGAATGTGAAAACTTTGAGGGTATGAGAGGTCCATTAATCAAAGAAATTAATACTAATATGCATAATAAAATATGTAATAAAATTATATTTGAGTATTATAGAAAAAAACCTGTATCATTTGTAGCTGACTTACAATTTCACAAAACTCAAGAGATAGATAAAAAAGATCCTCAATTCATGTATAATAGAGTACATCAAGATAATGGTTTAATTGCAGGTATGATATATTTAACACCTAATGCACCAATAAATTGTGGCACACAAACATATCAAGAAATTATAAAGAACAAACAATATGAGCCTGATATTAAAATGGGTAATATATATAATAGATTAGTTTTATACCCAGCTGAATACTTTCATTCAGCAATAGATTATTTTGGAGATAATAAACATAATCGTTTAGTCATGTTATTTTTTTTAATGGAGGCTATGTTTTAAATGCAAGTTATTGATAATTTTTTACCTAAAGAAGAATTTAAACATATGCAAAAATTGTTTATGTCAGCAGACTTTCCTTATTATTTTAACAGCACTGTTGCAGATGCATATGATAAAGACTTTTATTTTACCCATACGATTTACGATAAAAATGTTGTCAATAGTGATTACTATGAAACGTTAAAACCATTGTTAACAAAGCTCGATACAATGTTTTTAAGAAGGGTAAAGGTAAACTGCTACACAAGAAGTGAAAAAATAATAAAACACAAAGCACACAAGGACTACGAAATATCACACAAAGGAGCTATACTTTCTTTGAATACTTGTAATGGGGGAACTTACATAGGTAAAAAGTTTATAAAATCAGTGGAAAATCGTATCTTATTATTTGATCCTTCTGTTCTTCATTCAAGCACTAACTGTACAGATCAACAAGCTAGGTTTAATATCAATATAAACTGGAAGTAAAAAAAGGTGTATTTTTAATATTTCTATTATATAAGGGTATATTATGCTACAGAAACTAGGATTTTTACCAGGCTTTAATAAGCAAGTTACCTCTACAGGAGCAGAATCTCAATGGACAGAGGGTCAAAACGTACGTTTTAGGTATGGTACTCCTGAAAAAATAGGTGGTTGGTCTCAATTAGGTGAAAGTAAATTAACCGGTGCAGCTAGAGGATTGCATCACATGGTTAATAAAGAAGGTATTAAATATGCCATCATAGGCACCAATAGAATTTTATATGCTTATTCTGGAGGAATATATTATGACATACACCCACTAACTAATCCATCAGGTACAGCTATTACAAACGCGTTTAGTACAACTAATGGACAACCACAAGTAACTATAACATTTCCAGGTGCACATAATTTTAAAGCTGGAGATATTATATTGTTTGGTCCTGCATCTACATTTAGTGCTATTACAGGATCTAATTTTGGAGCATCAGATTTTGCAGATAAAAAATTTATGGTAACAAGTGTAGGTGGTACAAACGACATTACAATTACAATGCCCGGTAATGAAGGAGGAGCAGGAGCAACTAATTCAGGAGGCATAACTTATTTTCAATACTATCATGTAGGACCACCTGATCAGGTTGGAGTCTTTGGTTATGGTATATCACAATGGGGTGGTACGGTTACAAATCCACAAACTACAACATTAAATGGAGCATTAAATAATGATGCTTTCGGTACAGGTGGATCTGGAACAACAATTAATGTAGGAAGTACAACCGGATTTCCAAGCACAGGTGTTAATTTTATACAAGTTGGAACTGAAGAAATTTCTTATACCGGAATTACAGCTACAAGTTTTACGGGTATTACTAGAGCGGTTCGAGGAACGACTAGAGCTGCACATAGTAATGGTGCAACAGTTACTGACCACAGTTCTTTTTCTGCTTGGGGTCAAGCAGCAGCAACTACGGATAAAGTGGCTGAACCTGGCATGTGGTCTTTGGATAATTTAGGTAGCACACTTATTGCATTAATATTTAATGGTGAATGTTTTGAATGGAATGCTGACGCGTCTAACGCTACACAAACAAGAGCCACAATTATTACTGGTGCACCAACTGCATCTAGGGACATGTTAGTGTCAACTCCCGATCGTCACTTAGTATTCTTTGGAACAGAAACAACAATTGGTGATAAAACCACACAAGACGATATGTTTATAAGATTCTCGTCTCAAGAAAATATAAATGATTACACACCTACAGCTGAAAATAGTGCTGGTACACAAAGACTGGCCGCCGGATCACGGATCATGGGTGCTAAACTTGGTAGGAATGCATTATATGTTTGGAGTGATACAGCTTTATTTACTATGAGATTTGTTGGAACTCCTTTTACATTTGCTTTTGAACAAGTGGGAACTAACTGTGGATTAATAGGTAAGAACGCAGCCGTAGAAGTTGACGGTGCTGCGTATTGGATGTCTGATAATGGTTTCTTTAGATACACCGGTAAACTAGAATCTATGGATTGTTTAGTTGAAGATTATGTTTATAACGATTTAAATACCACATCTAATCAAATGGTGTATGCAGGTATTAATAACTTGTTTGGAGAAGTTATATGGTTTTATCCTACAGCAAATTCAAATGTTAATTTAAGATCTGTTACATATAGTTATTTAGATTCGACAGCTAAAAGACCAATATGGTTTACTAATGATAGTACATTGTTTACTAGAACTAGTTGGCAAGACTCAGCTGTTTTTGGATTACCACATGCAACTCAATATGATGCAAATACTGATACATCGTTTGATGTAGAAGGTAACACAGAAGGAGTTTCATATTACTATGAACATGAAACAGGGGTTAACCAAGTAAGACTTGGAGTAACTACAGCTATTCCTGCAAGTATTACTTCTGGTGATTATGATATTTCACAAAAAGTTGTAAGAGGCGCTGCTACTAATTTAGGTGAT